ATCCGAAGATCCCCCAGTTTGCGGCTTGAAACCGTCTTGTATTGCCTCTCCTTTGAACCCAGAGAGGTGTCCAATCTTACATAAGATTGTTTACGATAACGCGACGGTAGTACACGTTTGTCGAGATAGCAAGTTCGCCAGCGCCCTTGACCAGACCTTCTGCGAATGGGTTTGCGACCATTCCATAGCGGGTCTTGAAGCCAATCTTTGGCTGGAAAGTTGCCTGGTCGACTGCACGTACCATCTGCAGTGGAACATATGGGCAGTAGAAGAGACCAGCATCGAATGCTGAAGATCCCTTATAGCCTACTGTCAGGTAGTTGCCACCAAGAGCGTATGGGTCGATGTAAACACGGAAGCGACCGTTGAGAACACCAGCGAAGGTGTTGCCAGTGTCGTCAACCTGGAGGTTGTTGCTGTTAAGAGCTGGAGTGTAGTCAAGAACACCGGCCATCTGCAGAGCGGAAGCAACATCCGAAGAGCAGATAACGATGTTACCCTTGCCACGGCGAGTTTGCTTAGCGATCTGGTTAGCTTCGCGTTCCAGCTGGAACATCAGACCCTTGAACTTTTCAACCGACCAACGGCCGTTTGAGTCAGTGTCGAGGTCGAACACGCCTGCAGTAGTTGTGTTGTCTGAAGCACCCTGCACAGCAGTGATGTTAACAGTACGAACTACTTCACGGTTGATTTCCGCAAGGATTTCAGCCGATAGGATGTTTGATAGTTCAGTCTCAGCATCAAGACCATGGATTGCCTTCAGATCCTGAGCCAATTCCATAGTGTATTCTGCCTTGAGCGCACGTGACTTAGCAGTTACAGTTACCTTTTCGATCGAGAAGGCCATCTGGTTGAAGTCATTGCCGTTGTCAACGCCGAGAGCTTCAGCAGTTGAAGTCGACATACCAGCACCAGTGTTATAAGTGCTGACAGAAGACAGTGGAGTTGTGTTGGTTGCGCCTGGGATAGTACCAACGAAGTTGTTACCAAGCTGGTTGCCACCGCCAACAACAGTTGAGAATGCAGTGTTGACTTCGTTGTAGAATGTTTCGTTATCCTGAACGCCGCCATTTGCATAACCGTTACCAGTGTTTGACTGCTTGTTATACTTCGAGCGCATAGCAAAGATGAGGCCAGTTGGGCCAGTCATTGGCTGCACGCCGCAGATGTCGTAAGCAATGAGGTTAGGCATTGCACGACGGACGAGCGAGATCAACACTGGGTCGAAAGTGTCAATACCGCCAGTACCAGCTGCAGAAGATGAACCCTGCATTGCGTTGACTGGAAGAGCCGAAGCTGTTTCAGTCAGTGTCTGGAAGTCGCCGTGAGCTGCTGACTCACGGAGTGCGCGCTGTGTGTTCTCAAGAACAACAGCTGTAACAGAACGGCGAGTCTGATCCTGGATTGCCGGAAGATCGGCGTGGTCCAGAACTGGCTGCCACTTCTTTTGAATTTCCTCAGCTAGATACATTAGTTGTCTCCCTTTCTTTACTGAAGGTTTTATATTTATTTACAATTACTTCTTAAGAGTTCTTGAGATGGCTTGAGCATAGAAGCTCATTGCTGGGTCAATGGTTACAGTATTTGTATCCTTGACGTCGCCTTCGAAAGTTTCTTCCTCGATGTTAGTCGAAGTTGCTACTTTCTTCTCAACACCGAAGTAGTTTTCCTTGATGATGGAAAGCTTCTTTGCATAGACTTCGAGGTCTCCGTCAAAGTCGACGCCTTCGGCCAGCGCCTTAAACTTTTCCTGTTGTGAAAGAGCTAGGTCTTCGAGGAACGACTCGAAGACTTCCTTCTTTTCTGATTCAACAAGAGCGTCCTTAAGCTGATTGTTTTCTTCGATTGCCTCAGAAACCATAGCTTCAAGTTCTTCTACCTTAGCAGCAAGAGATTCGATTACTTCGATCTTTTCCTGTGGTACATTGATGTAGTGTTCAGCGAACAGGTTCTTCATGCCTTCGATGAATTCTTCAGCAAGTTCGTTGCGAAGAGTGGATTCAACAGCCACCTGGTTGTCTTCCATCCACTGCTCAATTACATAGTCGAGGTATGCGTCGACTTTTGAAGTAAGTTCTTCGTTGATTTCGGCAATGGCTTCTTCAAGCTTTGCTTCGAACTCTTCTTCAAGGCGAGCTTGCTCAGCAATGACGCGAGCTTCGACTGCAGCTTCGAACAGAGTCGATGCCTTTTCCTTAAACTCTTCAGTGAGTTCTTCGCCGTTGAACATTTCTTCAACATCTTCGCGTACGTTGAGCTTTGGCATCGGCATTCTAGTCTTTGGAGTAGAAGAAGCAACGGCTGCTGAGCCCTTCATGTCTACTGAAGACTGGTTAGAGCCGGACTTGTCGCCAACGCCCCAATCCTTGCCTGGTCCATAAAGCGAGATAGTCTGGTCGAACCACTTAACAAGATCACGCTTTGGCATTTCAGCCATTGCACCGATCATAGTCTTCATGATTTCAACTCGTGACTTAGGGTCGTCCTTTACAGGACGTGAAGCTGGCTTCAAAGAGTCTTGAGCAATAGTGCCCTCTTCGATAGCTTCAACGTTTTCTACTTGGTCTGTCATCTAAGGTCTCCCATGTGGAATTTACAATTATTTATAAGTTTTAGTTCTTTACTGATAGAGAAGCAATGTAGTTTTCGAAGATGGCTAACTTCTTTTCTTCAATCTCACGGATCGACATCTTGTTAATAGCTTTCTTCATGTTGTCAAGCTTTTCTTCGTACCATGTTCCTTTGACAGGATCATAAACCCATTCAACGCCTTCCATGATGCCCTTGACAAAAGCATCTGGAGCTGATGGATCGGCCACGATGTCGGCAGCGGTAGCCAAATGGAAGTCAGGTCCGACAACCATTG